GCACAAACAGGGGAGGGGGGCACCCCCGACACGCCCGCGCGTGATCTTGGTAGACCCCGCCTCTTCCGGCATCTCTCTCTCCACGCACTTTATCCATTAAGAACTCTCACGGCTCGCTACCGTGAGTAAGGAAAGCCCGAGTCTCCCGGCTCGGGCTTTCCGCATTTCCGGGAGATCAAGAATGGCTCGTAAGAGAGACGTACCCTGCGCTGGCGGTTGCGGCGGCTTCGTGTGGAGCGGCGGCGGTTGTCTGCCCCCTGGCGAGGCGACCTGCCAACCGTGTCGAAGGTTGAGGCGAGCGCCTGCAAACGCCGATTGCGTAGCGTGTGGGCAGCCATTCGTGTCCCGCGGTGGGCGGCGGACCTGTTCGGAGGAGTGCTACCGCAGCCGGATGCGGGAAGTTGGGGCACTCGGTGGCGCACTGAGCAGCCCGCCAGTCAAGCCGAGGCCTCCCTGTGAGATCTGCGGGAAGACCTACAAGCGCACGTATAGCAGGCAGCGGACCTGTGGCCGCCAGTGCGGAGCCGAGCTGCAGTGGCGCAATCGGCCGCCGCGGTTGCCAGCAGTTGTGCAAGCCCCAGCCCTACGGGTCTGCGTAGGGTGCGGAGACACTTTCTCGGGACGAGGAAAGGCGTGCTCGCCGCCTTGTTCCAAGCAAGAGAAGTTGCGATACGACCGTCGGTACAACGCGGGTAGGGCAAAGTCGGATTGGGACCAGTCCCCTCGCCCATGCCCCGAATGCTACGAGGACTTCGTGCCGAAGTCGCCCAATCAAGTGCACTGCGGCAAGAAGTGCAGTGCACGAGCGGGTCGCCGCCGCGACCGCGCGAACGGCACTCGCCAGCCGACCCATCGCGCGCGCGCCCGCAAGTGGGGACGACTATACGAAACGATCCGGCCCCGCGACGTATTCGAGCGCGACGGATGGACCTGTCAGATCTGCCACAGGGCGGTCCCGAAGGACAAGAAGGTGCCCCATCGACTGGCGCCCACGCTCGACCACATCATCCCGATGAGTCGTGAGGGCGGTGACCATGTCCTCACGAACGTCCGGCTCGCGCACTTCGAGTGCAACACCAAGCGCGGCGCCGCCACGGGCGAGGAAGCCGTCCAACTCCTCCTCGTCGGGTAGCACGATCGAGTCGGTAGTTCCCCTTGGGGAGCGCCGCGACTCTCTGGTCGCTATTCGGGACCGGCTGGCGGCGGAGACGTCGGACACGCTGTGGAACAAGCACAAGGACGACTGTCACTGCGTCTGCGGCATGGGTGATGGCCGGATGTTGGTCGCTCTGGTGAAGGAACTCCGCACTGTGATCGCCGAACTTGAGGCCCTGCCGGCGCCGTTGAAGGAGGTGTCGGCAGTTGACCGTGCTGTTGCCGCCGCCGCCGCTCGCCGGGATGACCTGGCCGCCAGACGCGCGAATCGGGCGGCAGGAAGCCCGGCTTCGTAGCGTCCCGGCCTATTCGACGACGCTGGGTCGGGAGGCCGTCGACCTCGCCGCCGCCGCTGGGCTGATCTTGGACCCGTGGCAGGACTTCGTCGTCTGCGACATCCTCGCCGTTCAGGACGACGGCCGGTGGGCGGCGATGGAGACCTGCACCATCGCCCAGCGGCAGCAGGGCAAGGGCGGAATCATCGAGACGATCGAGCTCGCCGGGCTGTTCCTGTTCGGCGAGATGCTGATCCTGCACTCGGCGCACGAGTACAAGACGGCCCAGGAGGCGTTCCTGCGGGTCAGTTCGCTGATCGACGGGTGTGCCGACCTGTCCCGGCACGTGAAGGCGATCCGTGAGGCGAACGGCGAGCAGCAGGTCATCCTCATGTCGGGGGCGCGGCTGCGGTTCGTGGCTAGGTCGAAAGGCTCCGGCCGCGGGTTCTCCGCCCCCCGGAACATTCTCGACGAGGCGTACGCGCTGACCCGGACACACTTGGCGGCGCTGTTGCCGACCATGTCCGCGCAGCCCAACCCGCAGTTGAACCAGTTCTCGACCGTCCCGGACCCGGAGACGATGCCCGAGAAGGACGAGGCGGTCCTTCCGGCCGTTCACCGGCGGGCGGTCGAGGCGGTGCGGTCCGGCAAACCGGGGACTCTGTGCTACCACGACTGGTCAATGCAGCCCGGGGAGCGGGTCGACGATGTGGACCTCTGGTATGAGTGCAACGCGGCGCTCGGGATCCGGATTGCCGAGGACTATGTCGCCGCCGAACTTGAGGCGCTCGGACCGGCCAAGTTCGCCGTCGAAAGGCTGGGTTTGTGGCCTCCGGACGACGGCCAGGGCTGGTTGGTCATCCCGCGGGCCGACTGGGAAGCCGCCCTCGACCCGGCGTCGGGGATGGCCGACCCGGTCGGGTTCGCTGTCACCCTGTCCACCGACCGGCAGTGGGCGACGATCTGCGCCGCCGGCCGCAGGGCGGACGGGCTGTTCCACCTCGACGTCGTTGACCGGCGTGAGGGCACCGGCTGGGTCGTGGCCCGGTTGAAGGACCTAGTGGAGAAGTGGCGGCCGTGCGCGGTCGTCATCGACAAGGCGTCCCCGGCCCATTCTTTGGCCGCCGAAGCCGAGGAGTCGGGGCTTGTGTTGACCCCGATCCAGGCCCGGGATGTGGCGGCGGCGTGCGGGGCCCTGATCGACGGGGTCGCCGGCCGGCCAGCGGTGGACCCGACCACCGGCGAGCTGGGTCGGGATCCGCGGACGATCAGGCACCTCGGCAACCCGGACCTCACCAACGCCGTGGCGGGTGCGGTGACCCGGCCGTTGTCGTCCGCGAAGGCGTGGGACCAACTCGAAGCCACGGTGGATATCACCCCGCTGATCGGGGTGTCGAATGCCCTGTGGGGTTACATGACTCGCCAACCCGAAGCTGTGTTCTTCGCCGACTGGCGTGCGAGGTAGGGGGTCACGTGTCGACAGACGTCGCCCTCTGGCGCGGCCACCACGTGCCCGTCCTGGCCCGGGTCGAGCAGCGCAACGACGTCGACATGTGGCTGCAGAACTATCTGATGCCCGCGGTGAACTCCGGCATGTACGGGTTGAACACCACCTGGTCGAACCATCGGGTGACGGAGATCCAGCAGACCCTGCCCGGCTATGCGGCGGCGCTTCGCTCCAGTCCGCCGGCGTTCGCGGCGGAGATGGTCCGGGCCCTGGTGTTGTCGCAGGCCCGGTTCACGTTCCGGTCCCGCGGATCTAGGGGCGGGCAGCGCAAAACGTTCGGCACCCGGGCCTTGTCGATCCTCGAGCAGCCGTGGCCGCGGGCCACCACCGGCGAGTTGGTTTCCCGGATGGAGTGGCATGCCGGGCTGGCCGGCAACGCGTATGTGGTCCGGCAGCGGGACCGGCTGCGGGTGCTGCGGCCGGACTGGACGGCGGTGGTGTACGGGTCGGACCAGGAGCCGGAGGACGCCGCCTACGCGTTGGACGGTGAGGTGATCGGCTACGCCTACGCCAACGGCGGCCTGGTGGCACCCGGGAACGGGACGTTGACGGGGGTGGCGCACCGGGTCAACACCCTGCTGCCGGATGAGGTGGCGCACTGGTCGCCGATTCCCGACCCGGAAGGGTCCGGTATCGGGGTGTCGTGGGTCACCCCCGCCGTGCGGGAGATCCAGGCCGACCGGGCGGCGACCGAACACAAGGTGCAGTTCTTCAAAAACTCGGCCAGCCCCAACATGGTCATCAAAGGGATCCCGGCGACCACGAAAGCCCAGTTCGACGAGATCGTCGACGGGTTGGAGGCCCGCCACGCGGGGGTGGCGAACGCGTTCAAAACCCTGTACCTGGTGGCTGGGGCCGACGCGACGGTGGTCGGGTCGAACTTCCAGCAGATGGACCTGAAAAACATTCAGGGCGGCGGAGAAACCCGTATCGCACTCCTGTCCCGGGTCCCGGCACCCCTGTTGGGGATCGCCGAAGGTTTGGCCGGGGCGTCGCTGAACGCCGGGAACTTCGGCATGGCCCGAAGGATCTTCGCCGACACGTGGGTGTACCCGTCGCTGCAAGACCTGGCGTCGTGCCTGTCCGTCCTGGTTGACGTCCCCGGCGACGCGGAACTGTGGGGCGACACGTCGGACATGCCGATCCTGCGGGAGGACGGCAAGGACGCGGCCGAGATCGCCCAGATCACCGCGTCCACCATCGCGTCGCTGGTGCGGGAAGGGTTCACCGCCGACTCGGTGAAGCTGTACGCGCAAACCCACGACCCGTCGGTGTTGGAACACACCGGCTTCCTGTCGGTGCAGGTCCAGCGGCCGGGCGAGGCCGAGGCGCCGAAGGAGGACGTCGCGGTGGATCTGAGCAGGCCGTGATGGACGCCGCCACCCGCCACCGGCTGCTGACCCTGACCGGGATCGAACTCCGCACACTCCCCCCCGTCGAGGTCGACGAGGTCGACGACTTCTCCGACCTCGAGGATGAGCCCGAAGTCTGGGCCCGTCACCGGCAACTGGAACTCCTGGGCGTCGAACTGCGGGCCCAGGCGAGGATCCCGAAGGGCTTCGAAGGCGGCGGCCGGTGGCGGAAACTGTCCGACACCGTGTTCAAAGCACTGAAGGACTGGGCCAAAGGCGACGGCCCGGACGACCCGTTCGACGCCATGGACCTGTCTCCCGACCCGAAGTTGCGCCGGGACCAGCTGCGCAGGGTGGCCAAGGAACGCGGCATCACCCTCCGCCGCGGCGCATCCGAAAACGAGATCAAAAACGCGCTGCTGGACGACTTCCGTGGGGGCAAGGACGAGCCCGACTCGACGACCGGCAAGCCGGCCGAGCACACCCCCCGCGAAGACAAGGTCCGTAAGGCCGCGCAGGACGTCAAGAAACTCGACACCCAGGCCGAGATCATGTCCTACCTCAACGATGCGGAACTCTCCACCGTCGAGATGGACGCTCTCTCCGACGAGTTGGGCATCCCGTCGGCGAAGGGGTCGGCAGAAGACAAAGCCCGCAAGATCGCCGCGAAGGTGGGTGTCCCCGACCCGGACGTCAACCAGCCCCGCGAGGCCAAGGTCCGCAAGGCTGCCGAGGACGTGAAGGGCCTCGGGTCCGAGTCGGAGATCCTCGACTACCTCGACCAGGCCGGTCTGTCGTCGGTGGAGATGGACGCGCTCGGCGACGAACTCGGCATCCCATCACCGCGAGGGTCGGTGGAGGACAAGGCCCGCAGGTTCGCGGCCAAACTCTCCGGGAAGACCCCAGCCAAGAAGGCCACACCCGCCAAGCCTTCGGCTGACGACGACGGCCTGGAGGAGTTCCTGCAGGGCCAGGATCTCCGCACCCTCCGCAAGGCGGTCCGCGAGTACTCGATCCAGACGTGGAAGCCGGACGCGCTGAAGCTCTCCAAGGCCGAGACCGTCGCGCTGCTGATCAAGAACATTGACGACCCGGTTCGTCAGGGCTCCATGGGTGACCCCGGGTCGTCGTTCCGCGAGACGCTGAAGAGCAGCCGCAAGGAACTACGCGAGGTCGTGGAAGGGCTGCAGCCCCGTAAGCCCTCTGTCGGTGACCTTCAGGAGCAGACAGCCCTCGACGCCCGCAAGATCGCCGACGGTCTCGGTTCGGACGCCGACTTCAACCACGGTGGCGGGAACTACCTCGACGACATCCAGGAACGCCTCGACGCCGGTGAAAGCCCCACGAAGATCGCGAAGGACATCGACGACAGCGCCCAGAGCTTGGCCACGATGAACGCGGTCGAGTTCGGCGGTGTTGACCCGGACCGGCTCGCCGCAGGCCGGGCGAAGGTCCAGCGGCTACGCGATCTCGCCGACCGTCTCCGCGCAACCCGCCGACCCCGCAAGGCCACACCGTCCCTTGGCGATAGGCAGGAGCAGGCAGCTCGGGACCGCCAAGCCCAGATCGACGACAAACGCAAAGTCTCCGGTGCTCTGGTTGAGGTGGAGGAACTCCTCGCCAACGACGCCTCCGACAAAGCGCTACGGCACCGGCTGGAGTCCATGTCCCGGCGGCTGGGGACCCCCGACCCGCTCCGGGAGGAGATGCTCGCCGCCGTCCCACACCCGACCGGCGAAGGCGGCCTGTCGTCCGACCCGGCCGTGCGGCAGGCGCAAGTCCAGAACCGCATCAGGGCGGCGTTTGTCGAGTTGGCGGGCCGCGACGATCTCCCCGAAGGCGACTACCAGTTCGTAGCCGCCATGCGCGAGCAGGGGTTCGTGTTCCTCGCCGACATCCGCGAAGCACTGGGCGATGACGTTGGGCGGGCCGAGGCCGACAAGGCCATCCGGGACCTCGTGGTGGGTGACCCAACGGTCCGGGGCATCCCGATGGCGTTCCGGCACGGGCTGTCTGGCCGCATCCACAACGCCCGCCTGCGCCTCGGTGGCCCGGAGTCGAGCGAAGTCGACGTAATCAAGATCGAATACCCCTCGCCCCGCCCAGTCCCCTACGACAAGGCAAAGTTGCAGCAGACCCTGGACCGGGTGGCGGCAGAGCAGGGTTTGACCAAAACCGCCGCCGTAGGAACTCCGCTGCGGTTCGACCGGAAGATGCACACCCCGATCGGTTCGGGGCTACGCGACGGAACCCCCGTGCTGGTGGTGCGTCCGGGCTTCCAAATGCAGCGGGACGGCAAGACGATCGCGGTGGAAAACACCGTCGTCGAGGAAATCGACGAGGACCTGTACCAGCGGCTGGCGACGGCCCGGGTGGTCGGCGACTTTGACGGCAAGGTCCAGCGGGCAGCGAGCGGGAACGACGCGCTGGCGGCGGCGTCGCTGCGCGGCAATGGCGACGGAACCCTGCGAGTCGCCAACGACCCCGGCTGGACCGACGCCCAACGCGCGGAACGCTACGAGGCCCTGTGGGAGTACGAGCACGGCGATTACACCGCGATCCATGACGTGCTGCGTGAAGGTGGCAGGAACGAAGCCACGGATCTCATTGATGACGTCATGTCGCACTCGCCCCTGTCGTCAGACGTCGTAGTGTTCCGGGGCATTCAGGACCCGTCATCTGTGTTCGGGGACCGGACATCTGGGGACCTGACCAATTTCGAGTGGAACGACCGGTCCTACGTGTCAACGACCGTGTCTGAGCCGCGCGCCCTCTCCAACGCCACGGTTCGTGGCGATACTTCAGGCGTCGTCATGCGGATCGTCGCGCCCAAGGGGACGGGGGCAGTCGCATTCGATGACGGCACACTGTCGTTTGGCTCCCGGGAACTGCTCTTGCAGCGGGGCCTAACGCTCCGGGTTGTGAGAGACCGGGGCGTGACGGGCACCGAATATGGCGACGAAGAGTTCCGCCAAATTGACGTCGAGGTGGTTTCGGCCGACTCTCCCTCCGACACCCCCGAAGCCCCCGGCGGCGACCGGGCCGAAGCCCTCCGTGACGACCTTGACCTGTTGACTGTTCCCAAGCTGAAGGACCGTCTCCGCGAGTTGGGGTTGCCGCTGTCGGGTCGGAAGCGGGATCTGGTGGACCGGATCGTCGAAGCGCAGGCGGGTGGTGCCGGCCCAAAAGCTGACGCGGCCCCGCCGCTGTCTCGGGTACTTACCCGGCGCGAGATGGCCATCCTTGAGGCCAAACGGGATCTTCCCAAACTTGAGGCACGCCTAGCCCGGATGGCGGCGGACGACCCAGGACGGGCGTGGGCCCAGCAACTTGTCGACAGTGCACGCGCGGTTATCGAACAGCAGCCGGGGCCCAGCCAATACAACTGGGACGTCCCGTCGTGGGATGAGCCCGGCGGTGCACGCC